GTTAAAGGAAGTTATTATAATTTCGATAATGTAAAAGAACTAATTGATATGTCTCTTTCACATGTAGGTTTAGATTTTAATTCACAATGGAAATTAGTTCCTAATATGAAGTTTACTATGGATATGTGGGAACCGGATACAAAAGAAAGTTTTATAGAAAGAGCCGGCGGAAAACTAAATCCTTATCATATTCCTAAAGATGCTGAAAGACATGCTACGCAATCATCCATATCAAAGAAAGCAGGTGGCGTCAGCAAGGAGCCGGTTATTATGATTAAGACAAGTCAAGGTTATCAATTGCTCGAAGGCTGGCATAGAACTATACAGCATTTTGTAAATCATCCGGAAGGTTTTGTAGGACCTGCCTATATAGCGCAAGGAAGATAAATACAGATATGAAAGCACGCGAACTCCTTGTAGAATTTTATGATCCTGCCGATGACGAATTGGGTAAAGCAAAAATGGATGACACACGTCGTCCACGCTTAACCATGCTTCACATACAAAAACTTAGAAAAGCTAGGGATGCTGAGAAATATGAAACAGCACAGCATCTTAATTTCTTACCCGACATGTATGCTCCACCACCAGAAGAAGCTGGTGCGCCAGGCGGTTTATAAAAGCAGTTTTTTATTCCGCATCACCCGAAGCTAAATAATCTTAGCGCGATGCGTTTTCATAAAATGGCTACTTTTTAGGCCATTTCCACCTATATTCCCTCTCTTCAGGTTAAATACCTAGAATACCACTGAATGTGGTCTTTTGGAACTTTAACTAATCAAGGAGAGATTGGGCATGTCACAACAACAAAAGCTTGAAAGGGTACTGGACCTTCTTTTATCAGAAGATTCGGACCAGGCTGCTGAATTACTCCACCACATCATTGTAGAAAAAGCTCGTGTCATTTACGAAAGTATTGTCGAGGAAGAAGATGAAGTCGGTGGCGAACCAAATAAAGATTTTACCGACGAAATTGCTTCCGACAAGGAAGAAGTTGATTCTGATGAAGAAAACGGCGGCGAAGCTGGCGGCGATGAAGCCGATGATGAATTCGGCGGCGAAGAGGATGGAGAAGATACCGATGATGAATTCGGTGGAGAAGGTGAAGGAGATGGTAGCGTAGAAGATCGCGTTGAAGACCTAGAGTCTCAACTTGCAGAGCTTCGTGCAGAATTCGACGCACTGATGGGCGAAGAAATGCAAGAACCGGAACACGACGATATGATGGGCGGTGACGAGTTCGGTGGCGACGAAGTTGAACCAGCTGGCGATGAATTCGGTGGCGATGATGGAATGGCTGATACTGTTCCTGACTTTGGCGGCGGAGCAGAAGAAAAAGTCGTTGGTGAAGTTGTAGCAACAATGTTCGAGAAAAAGGCTGCAGACAAGAAAAAGCTTGAAGCAGACAAGAAAAAGCTCGAAGTCGCTAAACAAAAGAAAGATGAAAAGAAAGATAAAAAGGTAGACGAAGAAACTCAATTCCTAAATAAAGTCCCTGATACCGGTCAAAAAGGTAAAGCAGGTTTAGTTGGAACTGGTAAAGGCATGCCACTTGGCGCTGAACAAACTCAGTCTCCTTATACACATGCACCAAGTCGCAAAGACTACGGTGGAACAGCAAAGAATATTCTAGGCGGTGGCCCGCTTGGTGGTGAATACGGAAAGTATAAAGGTGATTCTGCAAAGAATGACACACCATCTGACAATGTAAAAGTCGATCCTAAGAAAAATAGTGTTAAAGCTGATACCACTGCAAAGTGGACCGGCGGAAAACCTGCAGGTGAAGGCTTTAACAAGTCTCCTTTAACCAAGAAGCCAACTTAAAGGGTTGATGATGGCCATGGCAAATAAATTATACGAGTACCTATCATTTGATAAGGCACACGTACAACTTCTAGAAGAAGATAATAAAATGGGCGGTAAAGATCTCTGTATGAAAGGGATCTTTATTCAGGGTGACGTAAGAAACCAAAACCAGCGTGTTTATCCTGTTCGTGAAATTGCAAGGGCTGTTAATTCAATCACTGAGAAATTAGGCGGTGGCCAATCAGTAATGGGCGAACTCGACCATCCGGAAGAGTTATCCATTAACTTGGACCGCGTGAGTCACCTCATCACAGAAATGTGGATGGATGGTGCAGATGGATACGGTAAGTTGAAAATTGTCCCAACTCCGATGGGCGGCATAGTTAAGACATTGCTGCAATCGGGTGCAAAGTTGGGCGTTTCTTCCCGTGGTTCTGGAAATGTTGGTGATGACGGTGCAGTTTCGGATTTCGAGATTATCACGGTCGACATCGTTGCACAACCAAGTGCTCCTAATGCGTTTCCCAGAACAATATATGAAAGTCTTTACAATATGAAAGGTGGTCACAACGTAATGGATATTGCAAAATCTGCATTAACCGAGGCCGCAGCACAGAAACAGCTTATTAAAGACATTCGAAGATTGATCAACGAGTTGAAAATTTAAGGGGAACTCAAGATGGCAAAAAAAATTGATGAGATCTTGAGCGAAAGCGTTGGATTATCCGAAGATACCAGAAATCAAATTATTGGTTTGTGGGAAGCTAGACTAACCGAAGCTCGTGAAGAAGTTGCGTCAACACTCCGTGAGGAATTCGCACGCAAATTTGAACACGACAAGGGAGTTCTAGTGGAATCTATGGATCGTTTCTTAACAGATAAAGTCCGCGTTGAACTCGAAGAATTCGCCGAAGACAAGAGAAAACTTGTCACAGAAAGGGTTGCGTACAAGCGCAAACTGACTGAGCACACAGGAATGTTAAACAAGTTCATCACAGAAGCCGTAGCTAAAGAAATGAAAGAGTTCTATGCAGAGAAAAAGGTAATGAAGGAAAACTTCACAAAACTAGAAAACTTCTTATTGAAGCAACTAGCTGAAGAAATCCGTGAATTCCGTGCTGACAAGAAGTCCCTAGTGGAACAGAAAGTCAAAATGGTTACCGAAGGAAGGCAGAAGCTACAAGAAACAAAGGCGCAGTTTATCAAGCGTGCCGCACAGATTATCGAGTCAAATATTGAAAAGACTCTACGTACAGAAATCGGACAATTCAAGGAAGACATTCGTGTCGCCCGCGAGAATGATTTCGGTCGTAAGATTTTTGAAAGCGTCGCAGCTGAATTCATGACCTCGTACCTCAACGAAGGTACAGAGCTTAAGAAGCTACAAAAGGTTGTCGAATCTAAGAATAAAGAACTAGCTACCTTAACAGAATCTGTTAAGAAGAGCAAGGTCATAACAGAAGGATTAGATAGCAAATTAAGAGCAACGCAAGACCTTGTCGAAAGACAGAAAGTCATGGGCGAATTACTTGCCCCATTGTCTAAGGACAAGAAAGCAGTAATGAAAGAATTGCTTGAATCGGTTCAGACAAAGAATTTGCAAAGCCAATACAACAAGTATTTGCCTAGTGTTCTAAATGAAGCCGCTGTACGTAAACCTGAGCCTCAGAAGACTCAGTTAACTGAGGCGACATTGTCAGCCAAGACAGGCGATAGAGCGAGAACCGCTCAAGAAGAAGAGATTTCAGAGGAAAGTTCTGAATTGAAGCATATTTTGTCCTTAGCCGGAATTAGAAAGTAATCTAGGAGAAACTTACAATGGCAACAAAGCTATTTGAATCAAACTGGGCAAACACCAAAGAAGCCCTATTAGAAGGCCTAAAGGGAACCCGTCGTCAGTCTATGGACGTAGTGTTTGAAAACACTCGTAGGTACTTAGCTGAATCGGCTACCGCAGGCGCAACCCAAGCAGGTAACATCGCTGTACTCAACAAAGTCATGCTACCGCTTATTAGACGTGTGATGCCAACCGTTATTGCGAACGAAATCATGGGCGTACAGCCAATGACAGGTCCAGTCGGTCAAATTCACACACTTCGCGTTCGTTACGCAAACACAGCAGCTGGTGTTACAGCTGGTACAGAAGCACTTGGTCCATTCGAAATTGCTAAAGCATATTCGGGTAACGAAGTTGTAGCAGACCCAGGCGCAGCAGCAACAGCTCGTCTAGAAGGTGTACCAGGTAACAGAGTTAGCATTCAAATCTTGAAAGAAACAGTTGAGGCCCGCACACGTAGGCTATCGGCTCGTTGGACTTTCGAGGCAGCACAAGATGCTAATGCAATTCACGGAATTGACATCGAAGCTGAAATTATGCAGGCACTCGCACAAGAAATTACAGTTGAAATCGACCAAGAAATGTTGTTCAAACTTCGCGCACTGGTCCCTGTTGCTCCAACAACATTCAACCAAGCAGCAGTATCTGGAACAGCAACATATGTAGGCGATGAACATGCTGCACTCGCAGTTATGATCAACCAACAAGCTAACTTAATTGCAGCACGTACACGTCGTGGTGCAGCTAACTGGGCAGTTGTTTCGCCAACAGCGTTGACAATCCTCCAGACAGCTACCACATCTTCGTTTGCACGTACCACAGAAGGTACATTCGAAGCTCCAACAAACACAAAATTTGTTGGTACATTGAATAGCACCATGCGTGTTTATGTTGATCAGTATGCTAGCGATGGTGAAGCAGTTCTTATTGGCTATAAAGGCCCAACAGAAACAGATGCAGCAGCTTACTACTGCCCATATATTCCATTAATGAGCGTTGGTCCAGTTATGGATCCACAGACTTTCGAGCCTGTTGTTTCGTTCATGACACGTTATGGATATTTGGAACTTACCAATACAGCTAACAGCTTCGGCAACGCAGCTGACTATCTGTCGAAGATTGGTATCGATTCATCGACATTGAAATT